GCACCATCTCCGATAGCAATTGCATATTCTTGTTGAATAGTTTGTCCAGCATTATTACCGATAGCAACTGCATTTTCTTTTTGAAAATTATATCCAGCATTATTACCGATAGCAACTGCATTTTCTTTTTGAAAATTATATCCAGCATTATTACCGATAGCAACTGCATTTTCTTTTTGAGTAGTTTGTCCAGCATTAGCACCAATAGCAACTGCATTTGCTTTTTGAGTAGTTTGTCCAGCATTAGCACCAATAGCAATTGCATATTGTCCTTGACTATTATATCCAGCACCATCTCCGATAGCAATTGCATATTCTTGTTGAGTAGTTTGTCCAGCATTAGCACCAATAGCAACTGAATTATTTTGTTGAGTAATTTCTCCAGCATTAACACCAATAGCAACTGAATCTAGTCCTTGACTATTATATGCAGCATTAACACCAATAGCAACTGAATTTAGTCCTTGACTATTATATGCAGCATTATTACCAATAGCAACTGAATTTATTCCTTGAGTAGTTTGTCCAGCATTAGCACCAATAGCAACTGAATTTAGTCCTTGAGTATTATTTCCAGCATTAGCACCAATATGTACTTTATTAGTATCTACATCCCATTTGTTTATGTTATTATTCCAATATAAATAATCAGAATATGATGTTCCATTTGTTATAATTGTACCTGTAGAACCTGTTTCACCTGACGGACCTGTTTCTCCTTTTTGTCCAGTAGATCCTGTAGCACCTGTTTGTCCTAATTCTCCTGTAGCACCTGATTCTCCTGTAGCACCTATAGGACCGGTTTCTCCTTTTTGTCCAGTAGAACCTATAGATCCTGTAGCACCTATAGGACCTGTTTGTCCTAATTCTCCTGTAGCACCTGTTTCACCTGTAGCACCTATAGGACCACCTGACGGACCGGTTTCTCCTTTTTGTCCAGTAGGACCTATAGATCCTGATTCTCCTGTAGCACCTGTTTGTCCTGCAGCACCTGTTTGTCCTGTTTGTCCTGTTTCACCTGTAGCACCTATAGGACCACCTGACGGACCGGTTTCTCCTTTTTGTCCAGTAGGACCTATATGTCCTAATTCTCCAGTAGATCCGGTATCTCCTTGTAATCCAGTAGCTCCTTGTAATCCGGTAGATCCAGTATCTCCTTGTAATCCAGTAGCTCCTTGTAATCCGGTAGATCCAGTATCTCCTTGTAATCCAGTAGAACCTTGTAATCCAGTATCTCCTTGTAATCCAGTAGATCCAGTAGCTCCTTGTAATCCAGTAGCTCCTTGTAATCCAGTAGCTCCAGTATCTCCTTGTAATCCAGTAGATCCTTGTAATCCAGTAGCTCCAGTATCTCCTTGTAATCCAGTAGCTCCAGTATCTCCTTGTAATCCAGTAGCTCCTTGTAATCCAGTATCTCCTTGTAATCCAGTAGCTCCAGTATCTCCAGTATCTCCTTGTAATCCAGTAGCTCCAGTATCTCCTTGTAATCCAGTAGCTCCAGTATCTCCTTGTAATCCAGTATCTCCTTGTAATCCAGTAGCTCCAGTAGCTCCTTGTAATCCAGTAGCTCCAGTAGCTCCTTGTAATCCAGTAGCTCCAGTATCTCCTTGTAATCCAGTAGCTCCAGTATCTCCTTGTAATCCAGTAGCTCCTTGTAATCCAGTAGCTCCTTGTAATCCAGTATCTCCAGTAGCTCCTTGTAATCCAGTATCTCCTTGTAATCCAGTAGCTCCAGTATCTCCTTGTAATCCAGTATCTCCTTGTAATCCAGTAGCTCCAGTATCTCCTTGTAATCCAGTAGCTCCTTGTAATCCAGTAACTCCTTGTAATCCTGTATATCCTTGTAATCCTGTATATCCTTGTAATCCAGTAGCTCCTTGTAATCCTTGTAATCCAGTAGCTCCTTGTAATCCTATATCTCCTTGTAATCCTGTAAATCCTCGTGTTCCAGTAATTCCAGCTCCTAAACTTTCTCCTGAAGGTCCAGTATCTCCTTTCAGTCCTCTAAATCCTCTCAGTCCTCTCCGTCCTGATGTATTTGATGTATCATAAATTTTCATTATTTATTTATATATATATAATTTATTTTTATATTTAATTAAATTATGGTTTAGTTAAATAATATAAAAATGATCCTTTTTCTAATTGATGTATATTATTAACTTGTTTACATATTTCAGGAGTTAGTTTTAGTCGTGAACAATCTTCAGTTATACAGTTCATAACAAATACAACTGTATTTTTATTAAACTTATATTTATGTTCTAAATTTGCTTCTATAGCTCCATATATTTGTTCAATTGTTTGTAAATGCATTTTATTGTATTCAAATTGTTTTTCTTTCATTCTAGTTTCAACAACGTCATATAGTATACCTTCTATATTTTTTGATAAACACAAAAGTGAACAAAGCATTTTTTCAAAATGTATGTCTTTAGGATTACAATATTTAGATACACAATTTATCCGTTCAAATACAGATCTACGAAAATACCCAACAGCATTGGGTCTTGATTTTGTATTAATATAATCTGCTCTAACCTCTCTTGCAATGTCAACTATTCCTTTTAAAATATAAAGATTATAAAATGGGTTACCTATTTCGTTTTCTATTTTGACAAATTCTTTTAAAAATGTTGTATAAGATTTGTCAATATTATCATATTTTTGTTCTTGAAGAGGTAAAATAATTAGAGATTGAATTAGGTCTATACAATAATGATTGTAATTGTCAAATAAATTAGAATTTTTATTATAAGATTCTAACATATTTATTACATAATCAGAAGCACCTCTTTTTGTTTTTTTATCCCATCCACAATCCCAGTCTATAGTTAAACTCCTAAAAATATTTTTTACTATATTTCTAAAAATATTTGCTTTCTTATTATTACGTTTGTTTTTTAGTTCTTTTGATACTGTTACAAGAAATAATTTAGGATCTGCTACGTGATCATATCTATCACTCATAAAACCAACATTAGTATGTGCCATACTTGACCACGCTGGATTATCTTCTAGATTATTAATATATGAAAATCCAAAATCAATAATAATAGGATAATGACCAAGTGTAGGAACACAAAATTGGTTTTCATTATCTAATACATATAAAAAAACAACATCTTTATTACATTTTTTCATAAGTATATTTGATGAATGTAAATCATAATGTGTAAATTTTTTCTTTCTTTGAGCTATAGCTATAGCTATAAGCACTTGTTTAACAGTTGAATATATTATATCATCATCAATTTTATCGCTTTTAATATAATTATATAAACTAGTTGCTTTATCAATATGTTCTGATAATAAAACTTCTTTTTCTATTGGATATTTTGTTGTTATTTGAAAAGGATTACCAGTTTTTTTAACAGTTGGATCTACTTCACATAAAATAGTTCCAATAGCTTTACAAAAATGGGGGCAATACAATGCTAATTCATTTAATCCTTTCATTACAGTATATTCATGTTGTACTAAATAATTAATATACTGTGATATTTTAAAAATAAATTTAACTTGTTTTTCTTTAGGACTTTTTTTAAGATGTAACAAACCAACTAAACCTTGTTTACCGTGTTTACAAAATGTTTGATCAAATTGTAACCATTCTGTCCATTTAGTATTTTTATGTGTATTGTAATAATCTAACAAATAATTAAATCCTGATATTTCATTTAAATTGTTTTTTTCCATTTTTTCCATATACTTGTAATTGTTTAATTGGAAAATGTTAAATATCATTTAACATTTTTAAAAAAAATTTAAGTAAATTAATTTGTTATCATTTTTTCACTGGTATGTAATAAAACAGGACATGGTTTGTATCCATTTAACCATTTAAATCGTTTACTTAAATTTTGTCCAACTTCTTCTAGCCATCCAACAAACGGAATATAATCATGCAAATCATCAGTTTTTCCTTCTAATCTATCCATTCTGGTATTTAATTCTTTAATTTCATCACTTATTTTATCAAGCTGTTTTGATATAAAAATTAATATTTCTTTTTGTTCTGACATTTTATTTGACATTTTAATTTTAACTTTTTAAATAATTAAATGAAATCATCAATTGTATTTTTTGATAATTTAGAAAATAGTAAACGCGGTACATTAAGAGGTCTAGTTATATTTCCAATATTTATATTATTAAATTTACTTTGGTTTTTTTTTACAAAAAAACAATTATATGATAAACATATTGATACAGTAAGCACTAACCGTTTATTTGTTTCATGGTTCTTATCAGCACTATTAATTGTATCTGCTATTGGTGTACATACACCAGATTCATCAAAAAAAGCCATTGTTTTTTCAGCGTTAGTTGGGTTTGTTGTATATGGAATAAGTAATGCAACTATGTTAGCCGTATCAAACAAATGGGATTATTTAATATCGTTAATTGATATTTTATGGGGGATATTTTCAACATCATTATTAGGCTATATTTTATACATTGTAGTAAATAAATATCCTAATATATTTGCTTCTATATAATTTTAAAGTTTAAAATTATTAACTTAAAATATTATTAAATGACAACTAAATATAATGATATTAACATAAGGTCAGCTAGATTGAAAAAATATGCAAAAGTTTACAATTCTTACATAAGAAAAATTGAACAATCAAAATATAAAAAATCAACTAAAAAGACTAAACCAAAACTTTTAAATTCATATCAAAAATTTGTTAGATCAGAAAGTAAAAAAGATAAATATAAAAATTTATCAGGAAAACAACGTTTAATTTCTATAGCTGCTGAATGGAAAACAAAATCAACTTATAAATAAATTTATTTCTTTGTTTTATTTCTTTTGTTTTATTTCAACATGATGTAACCTCTTTTGTAAATCATTAACTTTATTAAATAAAGTGTCATAGTCATCATCATTGCGTTTATAAGCTTTTCTTCTTGGAGAAACCGGTTCAGGGAAATCATCTGATGATGAAGAATTATATGATGATGACGAATATTTATTACTATCTTCTTCATATAATTCGTTAAAAGCTCCTGGTTTTTTACTAAAAGACTTGTAATATTGAAGTACATTTTTATTATTATTTTTGTTTACACTTTCAATTAACTCTTTTTTTGGTATAACTTTATTTGTAACTCTATTTTTAAAAGTGTTTTTATCTTTTATTTGAGTAATTTTTTTTTTGTTAATACTTTCATCTGATTCAGACGATTTTTTGTCTGATTCAGATGATTCTTTATCTGAATCAGACGATTCAGATTCAGATTTTTCATTTAACTCTGAATCACTATCTAATTCGCTATGCTCACGATAATATTTTGATTTTTTTTTCTTTATAAGTTTTACTTTAACGTCTTTTTTAATATCGTCTTGTATCACCTTTTTAATATCGTCTTGTATCACCTTTTTAATATCGTCTTGTATCACCTTTTTAACATCATCCTTTATTACGTTTTTAACATCATCCTTTATTACGTTTTTAACATCATCCATAGAATTAATTATTTCTTGTAATTTAGGTACAAATTCTTTTCCTACAAGCCAACCTTCTCCTCCTTTCATTCTAGGATTCCATCTACCTTTAACTTTTTTTATTATATTAGTAAATTTATTTCTATCACCTCGAACAGAAACTGATTTTAAATTATAATCTTCATATGTTAAGGTTTGATTCGACATTTTATAAAATGTTTGGGTTAACTTTAAACCTAATATTTAAAGAAAAAAACGATTTGTTTTTGATAGATTTTATAATACAAATAGATACAATGCAGATTACTTTAAAAAATTTTAGATGTTATGAAAACTCAACTTTTGATTTTGGAAAAAATGGTATTATCTTATTGTCAGGAGCAAGCGGACAAGGAAAAACTACTATACTTATGGGTATACATTTTGCTCTTTTTGGAACAGGAACAAAAATTATAACTTTTGGAAAAACAACTTGCAGTGTTACATTACTATTTGATGATATGACAATAACAAGAACAAAAAAACCTAACAGACTTGTGTTAAACGATATATATGAAGATGAGTCTGCTCAAAATATTATAAACAAACGATTCGGAAACACTTTTAACACGGTTGGATATATATGTCAAAATGCACAAGATTCGTTTATAATGATGTCACCTATAGAAAAATTAGGGTTCATTGAAAAATTTGCATTTCAAGATATTGATATTTGCCAAATGATGAAAAGATGTAAAGATTTAATAAAAGAAAGACACGAAACTCTTATTAAAACAACAGCTCAATTTGAAACCGCATCTAATATGATTGAACAATTAAAACAACCAGATAAAGTTTTGTTTCCAATAAAATGCTCAAAAAAAAATAAAGACATAGCTATATCAAATGAAATAGTTAAATGTAAAAATACAAATACGTTTTTACATAAAAATAAAAAAAAATTAGATATTTTACAAACAGAATTAACGTCTTTGGAGATATTAAATGCTTTAGTTCAATCTAAAGAAGAAGGTCTTAATTTAGTAATAAAAAAATTACTCACATTATCTATACAAAAAGATAATATATGTTACGAAGGAGATGAAAAACTACTAGAATATGAAGAACAACTTTTATTAATTATACTACAACGAGATTTAGCAATTCTTAAAAATAGATATAATGAAGATGTTAATAGACTTCAACTAATGAAAGAAGAAGAATTAAATAATAAATGTAAAAAAATGTTAGAAATAACAAAAATAATTTGGGTAAAGTATACAGAAGATGAATGTAAAAACATAATTAATGAAAATAAACAAATAATTAAAGATCTGGAAAAATTAAACGAATTAAATGCTAAATTAGATTCGTTTAAAATTAATGAAGAAGAATTAATTTTAAACAAATTTAATTTAGCAAAATATAACACTGATATAGAATCTAAAAAAAAATTACTAGAAAAATTAAAAATCCAAAAAGAAGTATTTAAATGTCCATCTTGCTTTACACACCTCAAATTACAAAATAATAATCTATGTATTTATAATTTAGAAATTGATGAAAATTCAAAGCTAGAAGACACTAAAGACGAAATTTTTATTTTACAAAAAAAAATTTCTTCTTTAGAATCATGTATATTAAATCAAACAAATAAATTAGATCAATATAAACAGATTGAAAAATTAATATTTAATATTAAGGAACAATATGAAGCATTACCAGTATGTGATGAAATTAAACACGATTTAGAATACATTAAAAATTATATGACATCTCAACAAGAACTTAATAAAGAATTTAATACTCTTAAAAATGAAAAAAATAATAAAAAGTATTCGTTTACTGTAATGTCATTTGAAAAACAAATCGTACAACAAGATCAACATATTAAAGAAATTGAATTGACCAACAAACAAGTTAATAACAATTTTAATGAAGAGTTATTGAGATGTAATATTATTACTCAAAAACAAAACAAAGAAAACCTCGAATTAATAAAAAATAATATTAATACACTAAAAAAAGAAAAATGCAATTATGAAAAGCAAATTACAGATTATAAAAACAATCATATAACAAAATACAGTAGACTAATAGATGTATGCAATATTAAAGATGAATTAAATATAGTTATGTTAGAAAAAAAAAATTTAGAATTAAAAAAAATAACACATGAAAAAAATGTTCAAGATATTGAAAAATATCAACTATACAAAAAAGACAAAAATACATATGATATATGGGTAAATAAAATAAATTTATTAAAAACAGAAGAATTTGAATGTAGAAAGTTATACGCAGCGTCTACTTTATTGAAAGAAAAAATATTAGAAGCAGAAAGTATTGCAATGATAAATATTATTTCATCTATCAACACTCACGCAACTGTTTATTTAGAATATTTTTTTCCAGATAATCCAATATCTGTAAAACTAGTAACTTTTAAAGAAACAAAAAAAGGAAAAACTATCAAAAAAAAACCACAAATTAATTTAGAAATTGAATACAAAGGCATGGAAGCTGACATCAATATGTTAAGCGGAGGAGAACTTAGTCGTATAATTCTAGCATTTTCTTTGGCTTTAGGTGAAATGTTCAATACTCCAATGATGTTACTAGATGAATGTACTTCAAGTTTAGATCAAGAACTTACAACTGTTGTAATGGATGGAATTAGAGAAAATTTTTCAGGTAATATAGTAATTATTATAGCCCACCAATGTATAACAGGTATGTTTGATAAAGTAATAAAAATATAAGACATCTAAAGATTATTTATATAATTATATAAATAATGCAAAATACTCCATATAATTTTATTAGTAAAATTAATCAAACTATGAAAGTGTTAATTTACGGTTACAAAGGGTGGATTGGATCTCAATTTACTAAATTATTAGACTCGCATAATATTATTTACAGTGAAGGTAAAGCTCGTGTTGATAATATAGAAGATGTAATATCTGAATTACTTGAAACATCACCTACACACGTTGTATCATTTATTGGGAGAACACATGGTAAAATTGATGAAAAAATATATACAACAATAGATTATTTAGAACAGCCTAATAAATTACAAGATAATATAAGAGATAATTTATTTTCTCCTTTAGTTTTAGCATTTTTGTGTAAAAAATTAAATATTCATTTAACTTATTTAGGAACTGGATGTATTTTTAAATACGACAAAGAACATCCTTTTGGTCAAGAAACAAATGGATTTACAGAAAATTCATTACCCAATTTTTTTGGATCATCATATTCTACTGTAAAAGGATTTACTGATCAATTAATGAAATTTTTTGACGACACTGTTGTTCTTAATGTAAGAATTAGAATGCCAATTTCTGGTGAGTATAATACAAGAAATTTTATTACTAAAATAACAACATATGACAAAATATGTAGTATTCCAAATTCGATGACAGTTTTACCCGAGTTATTACCTAAAGTATTAGATATGATGAAAAAATGTATTATAGGAACTATTAATTTAACAAATCCTGGTTTAATATCTCATGATGAAATATTAGATATGTATAAAAGAATAGTTGATCCTACTTTTAGATGGAAGAATTTTTCAGAAAAACAGCAAAGATTAATATTAGATAGCGATAGATCAAATAATTTTTTAGATACTCATAAATTACAACAAATGTATCCTGATGTTAAAAATATTAAAGAATCTATAGAAAATGTGTTAGTCTTATATAAAAAAAATTTGCTTAAAATGTAATTTTGTAACTATAAATTAATTTAAATTACTTATTAACTTAATAAGTAATATTTAAAGTTTTTGATTTTTAAAGTTTAAAGTTTTTGATTTTTAAAGTTTCTGATTTTTAAAGTTTTTGATTTTTAAAGTTTTTGATTTTAAAGTTTTTGATTTTAAAGTTTTTGATTTTAAGTTTTTGATTTTTAAAGTTTTAAAGTTTTTGATTTTTAAAGTTTTAAAGTTTTTGATTTTTAAAGTTTTAAAGTTTTTGATTTTTAAAGTTTTTGATTTTTAAGTTTTTGATTTTTTAAGTTTTTGATTTTTA